AGGTAAGCTGTCTTCCGTCCCAGTGATTGGAAGTATGGCATCCGCTGTGCAGTTGGGTGCGTCCGCCGCAGCCTCTGCCCTCAGCTTCTTTGGTTTCACTCGTGCCAACGATGAAAACCCCCCCTCCCCGTGCACTATGCGATCAGTGTCCAATGTCGCGCGGTTTGATGGCCCGGATACCGGAGACATGGCCGCTCTGTCGATTGGAAACTCTATATCGATAGATCCTACGCTAGTTGGTGCTCCGGAGGATGATCAGCTGGCGTTTGAGTCTCTTAGCCAGCGGTGGACCTTGATTAAACGGATGACGTGGAATGTTAATGACACGGGTCTTATTGGGTCCATCTATGTGTCACCGTTCTTTTGCGCCACGCGAGGTACGGCAGGGACCCCTTTGCTGACAACCTCAGGATTTTGTGGACTCCCCTTTTCCTATTGGCGCGCAGACATGGAATACCAGATCATTATTCCCGCTTCGTCCACCCACCGTGGTCGGCTTCAGGTGTACTGGAGTCCTGCCGGCAGCCCTTATTTGTACGATCCAACGAACCTAACCATCAATACGATTATTGACGTGTCTAATCGTGAGATCGTTAACGTTAAGGTGGGTTATGCGCGAGAAGTTCCGTTTCTGGATAACACCGTATTGCCTGACGTTATTGGTATGACGGCGCCAGACAATACTTACAATGGAACACTGCAGTTTAGAATTGTGAACCCGTTGACAGCACAAACTGACACAGCGGACACTACTGTGTTTGTGTTTGCTCGTGCGACGAACGTGCAGTTCGCTGCTCCGCGTGACCAATTCTCGGCCTTCAATGATGAGTTGGCTACGGTCAACATTTCTATGGAGCGAGGAGTCAGGATTTTGCAGTCTAAGTTGCGTTCTGAGGTGTTTGTTCCTGACGGAGGAATGATTCCCGGCGATGACCTTTATTTTGGTGAGGTTGTTGCTTCGGGTCGCGCCATGATGCAGAAACCCATGCGTTTGCCCATCCAGGCCACAGGCGAAGCCGGAGTTATGATGCCTAAGCTAGGCACCATTCCTCTGGGAACATTTGCCCCCGTGATCACTTGGGAATGGTGCATCCACTATGCGTCCCTCTTTGTTGGTTTGGCCGCTAGTGAGCGATTCAAAATCTTCCCGAGTGGGGAAGTTTGGGCTGGAGTGGCTCCAGTCGTGAATAGCTCTCTTTCTGA